GTTTGTGCAGCTGGACCAACTCTTTCATAAGGTTTTATATCTACACTACCACCGGATGCAGCTGAACCTGAACTTGTAAAAGTTATAGTAAAAGTGTTTGCTGTAGGAGTTGTTACAACTTGAAATAGTTTATCTTCAAAATCAGATGCAGTTAATCCTGTACCACCTGGTAAAGTTACACTGTCTAATAAAACAATATCACCATCTTCTAAATTGTGAGCGGCAGATGTTGTAATTGTAACTGTTGTAGAACCATTGAAAGTAAAAGTAGCTGATGAAATAGTAGTTGCTAAAGGAGTTACATCAAAAAATTGTCCTTCAAAATATACAATTAAAAATTTATCTGTACCAATTGCAACATATCTATTACCATCTTGGTCAACAAATGCGTGTTGTTTTCTAGCTACGCCTACTAAAGTATCTGTAAGTAATGATTGCCAACCACCAACTTTTTCTGGTAGGCCATATCTAAATCTAACATTGTCTGAATCAACCCAACGACCTTCTGCTCCAACGGCAGTGTCTTGTTTATCTATTCCGGGAGCAAACTTAATCTTCGTAAGCATTATTACTCCTATGCTGTATTAGTTTTTAACTGCCAGCCTTTATTTGCTCCAGTATAAAATAAGGTAACTGATTGATTGTTTGTGGTAAGATCTATTGAAGCAGCTGTCCCTTGAATTTTTTCTGATCCATTTGGTGCTACAACACATTTGTTTGTTGCAAAACCATTGGATGCAGATACATCCATAATAATTATTTCATCTCCAACAGAACCTGCAGGTAAGGTAATTGTTACAATATTAGCTACAGTGTCTACACCGATTTGATCTCCAGGAACTGCTGTGTATGCAGTCTTGCTAGCTGCAGTTACTGTTGTAAATCCTTTTTGCAACATACCTAATGTTGTTGCTGGTACACTACCTCTAGAATAAACTAAAGCTGTTGCACCTTCTGGAAGAGGTACTTGAGTAGATGCACTTTGACCAGTTGTAAGTAAAGTTACTGTCCAACTATCTCCTGCTCCACCTCTAGTAGTTCCATCTTCTACAAAAAATACTCTGTTTGCATTACCACCTGTTGTTGATGCAGGCATCGCTAAACTTGCATTACCAGATAAAGTCCCTACAACTTTAATGTAAAGGTTTTTACCATTCGCGCTCGACGATCCGTCGGCTAAACTTAATGTAGTTGTGCCAGTGCTTAAAGTTACTTCTACATAACCTGAAGCTGCTGTTTGTAATAATTGTAAATTAGTATTTGTAATTGCACCCCATAGACCAGCTTTTTCTCCTGTTGCTACGAGTTCTAATGATAAATCTGTTGAATAACTTGATGCCATAATTTTAGTACGGTTTAATTGGTGTCCAAACCATTGTTGCTCCTGGTATTATATCGTTCCACGTAATAACTCCTGGTTCTACTGTATCTAAAGCAAGAGATACTTTGTCAGGATTTATATTTGCCGCTGCTGTTACTGTAACATTTCCTGTTGCTAACGTCAACGCGTTTCCTGTAACTGCAGTATTAGCGTCTGCAGTAACTACAATAGTTCCTAAACCTAATGATACTTGTGAACCTGTAAGGCTAACATTAGCTTTACCACTAATAGTTAAAGTACCAAGACCTAATGCAAGTCTATTTGGATCTGGATCCTCTACAATAGAATCTGCAATAATACCTACACTACCAATAGTAATAGTAAGTGCATTTTTTGTTACATTTACATTTACTGAACCAATGTTTGTTGATGTAGCAAATGGTAATGCTGATATTGCGTCAAATCCTAAACTCATAAATAATCCTTAAAAGGAGACTGTGTGGTATGTGGTGGTGACACAGCCTCCATCTAAAGATTATATCATCGTTTAAACCAATTAGGAAGACCTAAATGAGGACGCTTGTCAAACATATTATCTTTAGCGCCAGGTGTTTTACGATTATTATAATGAAGAAATACTTGTACGCATTCCTTACCTTTGAATTTTTCTCTCCAATGTTCTAGCTCACAGCCAGAATAAACTAACATATCTCCTGGTTTTAAATCTACTTTGATACCTTTCTTACCAACTTCTCCAGATGGCTCTAAATATATTGGCCAGTCATCACCCCCTAGATTCATAGTAGTTGAAATCTCACAACTAAATCTATCTTTGTGTCTTTTTAGAATATCACCTTTTTTATAAATTCTTGCATAAGTATAAGCAGGATATAATTTTAATCCTGTTGCTTCTTCCATTTTAGGAAGACATTTTAATAATAATGTTTCCATAGCCATATTAGAATACTGACTATATGTATTTGGTATCTGTTCGTTCTCTCCTTCATAGTATCCAATGATATTTTCAAAAGGTGAAAAATATCTTGCTTGTCTACAAGTATCATATACTTGTTTCTGCATACTAAAATAGTTTGCAACAAAAGCTGCTAGGTCTTTTGATATTGCTTGACGAATGACTGTATACTTTTTCTTTTTAAAACTCATATTACATCAAAAGATATTGTGTATCTTTTTATTTTTTTATAGGTATTTGGTGTTGAATGAATTTTTAAACCATCAAATTTTAATAAAGTATTTTCAACACCCTTTGTGTACTTTACAAAATCATAATCTTTTGAAGGTTCTGCAAACATAGTTCCTTCTTCATTTGGATTATGTAAATAGTAAACAAAAGAATATTTGCAATTGTGATGTTGGTGCCAAGCTATTACATTACCTATTGAACAAACACCCCAACACATAGATATTTTATATGGTTTTATATACTTTTCTACCGATTTTACAAAAATTTTCATTGCTGGTTTTAAATGAATATTATTTAATGTTTGTAAACAAGGAAAGCCTCCTTTTAAATCTTTAACTTCTTTTTTAATAAATTTAAAAAGTTTTTCTTTTTCAGTTTTTTTTAAAATATTTTTGTATATTTTAAACATCTTTTGCCATTTCTTTCGGCACAGCTTGTATATTCCAATGTATAAATCTAAATGGTTCAATGCCAAAGTCTACACTAAATTCGTGTTCTAAAAATCCTGGAAAAATAATTAATGTGCCTGGTGTGGGTTTAAAATGTATAAGTTCAGTTCCACCCCATACACCTTTTTGATCTGGTTTCATTTTTAATTTTGTAGCACGTGCTCCTGTTCTTGGTTCGTGAAATACAGGATAAGATGTTTTATCACTACATTTTAAAAAGTAAAAACCTGATACGTGTTGATTCCAATGTACGTGTGCTGAATGATGACCACCACCTTTTTTAGCAAACTCTTGAACCCATAACTCACTAAACATAGTTGTGTATTGTTGCATATCAAAACCTTGATGATCTAAATATTCCCAAGACTTTTGACCAATGTAATTTCTAAAATCTAAAAAGTCATTGTCAGCTGTAAGAGGTGTTGAGTGATAGGATCTCCCAAAGTCGCCGTGTTCTTTTATAAATTTTTTTTCTCGTGTTCTTGCATCTTTAATATATTTATTAGATGCTTTAGTTAAAGATTTTATAAACTCTGGTTTTTGTTCTGACCAAATGGTCGTGTTAAAGTAATTATTTATAAACATATTATTTAAATGGTTTTCCTAAATGCCAAACAACAAGACTATATCTTGTGCCAGCGGTTACGGGTTTAACTCTATGCCATACAAAAGAAGGAAACACAATAATAGATCCTTTAGGTAAAATCTCTTTTGCTCTTCTTAAATGTTTAGCTTCATCTCTCATATGTGGATCGTAGTCTCTAAAATCAAATTCTAATTCACCACCTTTGTATTCGGAACCATCTGTTAATTGACAAGTCATAGATAGTTTTCTAATTCTTCCGTGCTCTGGATGATTAGAATCTTTTCTGTCATAAGGTTTATCCCAACTATCACAATGCCAATCATAATATTGATTGTGTTTATATTTTGTAAACTGACAAGACTCACTTCTTTCCCAATCAAAGTTCCAACCTGCATTTCTATTTGCTTCGTGAACGTATGGATGTAATTCTTTGTATATCCAAGTATCATTTAACCAAACTAAATCAGAATTTCTTTTTCTTTTTAAATCTTTAACTTCGTCTTTAGATAATTTTCTATCACCATAACCACCAGTTCTTGCCATTGTTTCTTCTTGTTGATTAGCATAAGCTATTACATCATCACAAAACTTTGGTGTAAGGACACCACTAAAATACCAATAATAATTAGATATATTCATAAGTTATTGTTTGAACAAAGTTTAATGAATCTTTTTGATTGTTAGTTAGGTAATACATATTAGTAGATGGAAACATTATAAATTGATTATTAGTAAGTGGTATATCCCAAGATCTACCTTTACGTCTGTTATCTTCATAATGTATTCGAACATTACAATCTTTAACTTTTACACCATAGAGTAATGTATAGTCTGGAGAGTTACGTAGATCCACTGGATCAATATTTAATAATGGAATTGTAGTCTCGCCGGGTTTATAGATATTACCCCACGTTTCTTTGTTGATAAGATTGATACCATATTCAAGACCAATGTGATCTCTCATATAGGTATTTAACATATCCCAAGTTCTTGAGAATGGAAAATCTTTGTTTTGAATTACTGATTGTAAAATGTCGCCTGATAACTTATCTCGGTCAATGTCCCAATTTTTAGGCATTGCCACATCACCCAAATATAATGCTTGCTCTGTTAATACTTTCTTCTGCATACCACCACCATTTTTAATTTATGCTTTGCTGTCTGTCAAGTCCCAAGATTGATTAGCTTCATTCCAAACATAAAACCAACTATGAGTATTAGCTTCGTTTTGTGAAGTTTGTTCTTCAGTTAAAGCTGGAGCATCACCGATTGGTGATTTCCAAGATGCAGATTCATTATGTTTTACCCAAGATGCATATGGTTTTTTAGGCCAGAAAATTTGATCATCTTCGTCCCAAGTATAACCTATACCTGCGTAGTTACCTCTTAAAGGTGTTCCGCCATTTTTATGTTGTCCGCCTTGTGTATTATATGAAGTTTGAATCCACATTTGTGCAGGCCAATTATTATGTGTTTCTAAATATTGTTGACCTACTGCTTCGTCTTCAACACCATCAGCGTTAAGCATATCAGAATTATTCAAAGTTAATACTTGAATAACTTTACTGTTAGCTCCTAGTTTTGCAAAATGTGCCATAATTATTCTCCTTATATCTTATTTTTAATTATCATTCAACTACTGAAATTTGTATCTAATAATAACAATACCAGATCCACCTGCACCACCAACTTTTCCAGGATTTCCTCCGCCGCCACCACCACCACCGCCGGTGTTGGCTGTTCCTGCATTTCCAGCTAAACCTGTATTTCCACCTGCTCCACCACCTGCACTAGCTGGTCCAACTGTTCCAGGAGTTCCGGGAAGATCTCCACCTGTACCACCTCCACCGCCACCTGCTCTTGCAGTTGGAGTTGCGTTAATTGAACTTGTTGCTCCTGCACCACCTGTACCACCGACAGCATTTGCGGGTCCTGGAGTAGCTCCTGTACCAGCACCACCTGCTGCAGTTGCCCCACCGCCACCGCCACCAGATGCATTTGGTGGTGGTCCTAAACCACCAGCATTTCCTTGAGGAGGAGAGACAGGAGGTGTATTTCCTGCACCCACAGTTCCATTTTGAGCTGCGCCACCACCTGAACCACCATTTGAACCACTATTGCCAGGAGGTGTACTGTGACCACCACCTGTTCCACCACCTGCTGATGTTATTGTTGAAAAAGTTGAATTTGAACCAGGGTTTCCTGCTCTACCCGCAGCTGGAGTAGGTCCATTTGAAGCCCCACCAGCACCTACTGTAATTGGAAAACCCGTTGCTGTTACTGGTAAAGCTGAAACACCAGAACCTAATGGAGAAACTGTATAACAACCAGAAGCTGCACCAGAAGATTCTCTATATCCTCCTGCACCACCTCCACCAGAAGCACTACCCGAACCACCAGACGGACCTCCACCGTTACCACCTGAAGCACCACCTGCTATTACCATATAATCTACTGTATTTGAACCCGCTGGATTACCAACAGAACAAACTGTAAAAGTTCCTGGTCCTGTAAAAGTATGAATTTTAAAATTTCCAGACGTTGTTATTGTTCCACCTGTTGCTGTAATAAACGTAGGTTGTGGTGCATCTGATTGTAAGCCTGAATCTGTAACTAACCAACCTTTTGTTGAATCTATAAAAACTAAAGTAACAGCAACTCCTTCATCAATTAAAGTTACATCATCTGTAGAACCACCGATTTTGTCTGAACCATTTGCTGATAGTGTTAATGCATTTGTATCAAATGTGTTTGCATAATCTTTAAATCCAACAACTGCTCCTGCAGTTCCTGCCGGTAAATTAACTGTTATACCTCCAGAAGTTGTATTTACAAAATATCCTTCACCAGCTGTTGCTGTAAAACCCGATGTTTTAACTGTTGTATTCCAAGATACAGCACCTGTTGCACCAAAACCTGATGCAGTACCAGAGTTTGTGATTGATACACCAGCAGGAATTGTGAATGTATCTCCACTATCCCCTAATGTAGTTGTACCACACGCTGTTCTTGGACTAATTTTATTTACTTTTATTTCACTCATAATTTACCTATTGAAATTTGTACCTTATTATTACTATACCTGAACCACCGCCACCGCCGTGACCACCACCACCGCCGCCAGTATTTGCAGTACCGTCTCCACCTGCCGCAGGAGAACCTCCACCACCAGCTCCACCACCACCAGTTCCACCAGCTCCACCAGGAACTTGAATTCCAGCTCCAAAATAAGAACCTCCACCACCTCCGCCTGCGTAAGCAGTTGGAGATCCTGAAATGCAAGTTGTAGCTCCAGCTCCACCAGTTCCACCAGTTGAACAAGTTCCAGCTCCACCAGCAACAGTGGCTCCACCACCTCCGCCTGATGAATAAAAAGGAGGGGGTTTTGACGCTCCACCATTAGTTCCTTGTGCAGGACTAACAGGAGGTGTGTTACCACTTCCTACTGGAGTAAGACCACAACCTGGAGCAAAATAACCACCACCACCACCTGAACCACCTGGTCTTCCAGCACCTCCTGGTGAGGGAGCAGCTCCTCCACCTCCACCACCAGCTGTTGAAGTTATTGTTGAAAATATTGAAGGATTTCCATCAGATCCGTGAGGACTAAATGAAGGACCAAGTCCAGTAGCTCCTCCACCAACTGTAATTGGATAAGATGAAACTGTTGCTGTTAATGCAGAACAAGCTGCAGCTAAAGGACTAGCAGTATATGGAGTTATAGGATTATTTCTTCCTTCTCTAAAACCACCAGCTCCACCTCCACCATTATAAGCTGCTGCACCACCTCCACCACCTGCTACTACCATATAAGCTAGAGCATTATTTGCTGGTGTACAGGCTAGTTTTGATACCGTAAAAGTACCTGGTCCTGTGAATGTATGTATTTTATCATTTCCACAGAATGTTATTGTTCCACCTGTTGCAGCTATAAAAGCATTACCTATTACATTTGATGTTGAATCTTGAACGTTTTTCCAACCTTCAGTTGCATCCACAAAAACAAAAGTTACAGATTGACCTTCTGTACTTAAAGAACGAGATGCATTAACCCCACCAATTTTATCTGTTCCATTTGGAACAACTGTTAAGGCGTTAGTTTGAAAAGTATTTGTATAGTCTGCAACCGATACAATAGCTCCAGCAGAACCTGCTGGTAAATTCATATTAAAAGCTCCACCTGAAGTGTTTGCAAAATAACCTTCGCCATTTGCTGCTGTGAAAGTGGCAGTTTTAATACTTCCTGTTTGCCAATCAACAGTCCCTGTTCTACCAAATCCTGTTTGACTTGCGCCCGATGCTAAAGCAATTGTATCACCACTTGCACCTAAAGTTATTGTTGTACCAGATTGACTAATTAAATTTCCACCATCTGATGCTTGTAAATTATTTGCACCTGTTCTAACACTATCAGAAGCAGCTCCAACAGTTACTGTCGTACCACATTTATTAATAATGTTTGAATCATCTGAAACTTTATTTATATTATCTACTTTAATTTTACTTGTCATAATTATTGAAACTTATATCTTATTATTACTATACCTGAACCACCGTTAGTTCCTGCAAACCCAGCACATCCACTTCCATAGTGATTATTACCACCGCCACCACCTGTGTTTGCTGTTCCAGGTGAACCTTGAGCACACGATGATGGTCCTCCCTCACCTTTACCACCTGCTCCTCCTCCTCCTTCTACAGGAGCTACTGGACTAGGAGTAGGTGAACCTCCAGAACCACCGCCAGCTCTTGTGACTGATGATCCACTAATACTTGATGTGGCTCCTGTTCCACCAGGTGCTAAAGAAGGAGCAGGAAATGGATTAGAACCTCCAGCTCCAGTAGCACCACCACCAGCGCCTCTAGGAGTAGCTCCTGGTTGACCTTGAGGTGGACTAACGGGAGGTGTATTACCACTTCCTAAAGATGTACCAGGCCCAGCGCCACCACCTGAACCACCATCTGAAGCATTACCAGCTCCACCACAAGCGTTTTGAGCTCCTCCTGCTCCACCACCGGCTGATGTTATTGTTGAAAATGTTGAAACAGCACCACTAGTACCTTTTCCGTTAGGAGAACCCGAACCTCCACCACCAACTGAAATAGAATAAGGTGTAGCTGCAACAGGCAAAGCTGCAACTGGACTTGGAGATGAACCTAATGGAGATACAGCATAACATCCAGAAGCTGTTCCTCCAGATTCTCTGTAACCACCTGCACCTCCGGCACCACTATGATTTACTGGGCCTCCTGGAAAACCTCCTCCTCCAGATCCGCCACCCGCTATTACTAAATAATCAACTGTATTTGAACCAAGAGCATTACCTGCGTTTGACACTGCAAAAGTTCCTGGCCCTGTAAAAGTATGAATTTTAAAATCACCACAACAAGTTATTGTTCCACCTGTTGCTGCAACAAAAGCTGGAGTTAAACCTTGTGATGTGTCTGTTGATTCATTAACAACCAACCAACCTTGTGTTGAATCAACATAAATAAAAGTTAACGCAGAACCATTTGTAGAAATTGTTAGATCAACAACTGATGACCCACCAATTTTAGAACCATTTCTTCCAATTGTTAAATTATTTGTTGCAAAAGTATAAAGATAATCTTTAACACTAACTATGTTTCCTGCACTTGGAGATGCTGGTAAGTTCATTGTAAAGGCACCGCCTGTTGTGTTTGCAAAATATCCTTCGCCGTTAACTGCTGTAAACGTTGCTGTTTTAATACTACCTGTTTGCCAATCAACAGTTCCAGTTCTACCGAATCCTGTTTGAGAAGCACCACTAGCTAAATTAATTGTATCACCTGAAGCACCAAGTGTAATTGAAGTTCCACTTTGATTAATTATATTACCACCATCAGATGCTTTGTAATCATTTGAACGAATATCATTTCCTTCAATTTTTACATTTTTACCTGACGATCCTACGGTGATTGTACTACCGCATTGTGCATCAACTGTGTTTACTTCTATCTTTGACATTATACTATTACTAAAGTCCCTGTTACTGTTATTGTACCAGGTATAGTAATAGGTCCTGCAAGAACTCCGTTCTCAACAGTTTGAGTACCATCCATAGTAGCTGCTTGATTTTTTATAAATTCATCAGGGGCTGTTCCGCCTCCGATGTATTGGATTCCATTTACTATTGCCGTCATAATTACTCCTACGTACTTATTTCGTCGATAAATGATGTAACAATATCTAAA